CGGAAGCCTTATCGATATCGATTACACGATAATTGACAGTAATACCATTCAAGTGACGACTACTGGAAACGTTAGTGCTGGAGTGATGATATTCCAGGCAAAAATATAATTAAGTAAATGGCATCAAAGAAAGTTTATTCAGATCTATATGCAGACGGCGAGATAACTGGAAAGAAGATCACAGTTGATGGAGAGTATTCCTTGCCTCTAACTGACGGATTAGCTGGCCAGCTCATTTCGACTGATGGAGTGGGAAACCTTTCATTCGTTAACATCTCATCTCTAGGTTTGCTTAATCCTTCTAGCATAGTAAACGGCACAGGATTAACGTGGACTCAGATCTCTCCGGGAATATTACGAGGCGACGTTAGTCTTTCTCCATTTAGCACGACTAACCTAGTTGAGGGAAGTCGTCTCTACTTTACTAACGAAAGAGTTGACGACCGAGTCAATGCTCTACTTCTTGCTGGGACTGGAATTACTAAGTCATACAATGATGGAGCAGACTCCCTGACTCTAGGAGTCACGCTAGTACCATTTAGCACTACTGATCTTGTAGAAGGGTCTAGGCTCTATTTCACGAACGAGAGAGTGGACGATAGAGTTGCAGCATTAATTCAAAACTCAGCGTCTGTTACCTGGACCTATAACGATTCCCTAAACACCCTAACTGCAGAGGCGGTGACCTCGCCTCTACAGATTGAAAAGGACGGAGTCTTAGTGGCAGCTAGAGGAAAGGTCGACTTTATAACTGGATCGAACTCAACACTTACTGTGCTAGACGACGTGATAAACAGTAAAGTAACGGTACAAATTGACTCAAACGTTGGAGCGCTAGATGACTTATCTGATGTCACTATCCTTTCTCCAAATCCAGGAGAAGTACTAGCATATGTTGGTCCAGACTGGCAAAATGTACCAAATCCAGCAGTCATTCAAGTGGGCGCAGGAACAGGGTCCAGTATTAGAATCAATAATCTTAATACTGCAAGCGGACCTTATTCAACTGTGAGTGGCGGATACTTAAATACTGCATCTGCATACTATTCGACAGTCGGCGGAGGGTTAGGTAACACAGCAAGCGGCTATCAATCAGCAGTTGCTGGAGGAAACTCAAACATTTCTAACGGAAACGAAAGCTTTGTCGGAGGAGGATTATGTAATACCGCAAGCTCAGATTGCTCAACAGTAAGTGGAGGTCAGTCAAACTCGGCAACTGCCTGTTGGTCAGCGGTCAGTGGAGGATGCGGCAATACTTCATCTGGATATGGATCATTCATCGGCAGTGGCTGTTGTAATACTAGCTCAGGAAATTACTCAGTAATCAGCGGAGGAAGAATCAACACTTCAAGTTCATACGGTTCAGCCGTCGGTGGAGGATACTTAAATACGGCATTGGGTGCACAGTCAACGATTAGTGGAGGATATTGTAACACAGCGTCTGGAGCGTTTTCAGTAGTCGATGGAGGCTGTTGTAACACAGCATCAGATTGCTTTTCAACAGTCGGTGGAGGAAGATATAATACTTCATCTGGATGCTATTCAGTTATCACCGGAGGAACTTGCAATCTATCTAGTGGATTTTTCTCAGCGTTGGCTGGAGGATTCTGCAATACTTCATCCTGTAGTGGATCATTCATTGGTGCAGGATATTGTAATACTAGTTCAGGAAATTACTCAGTAATTGGTGGAGGTTACATAAACCTATCTTCAGGAACAGATTCAGTGATCGGCGGAGGATTTAGAAATATTTCATCATGTAATAGATCAACGATTAGTGGAGGTTATTGCAACATAGCAAATGCAGATTGTTCAACAATAGGTGGAGGAAAAGTTAACACAGTGACCGGCCTGAATTCAGCAATACTTGGTGGTAGAAATAACACAGCATCAAATACTGATTCAACAGTAGGTGGAGGATTCATGAACGTTGCTAGCGGATACGGCTCAGCTGTTCTTGGAGGATATTGTAACACAATGTCAAACTTTAACTCTGGTGCATTTGGCTGTAACATTACCTCAGTATGTGATAATACCTTTCATGCTAATTACTTGAACCTATACAACACACCAGAGTCAGCGACTTCAAACACCGCATCGCTAGTAAGAGACACTGTGACTGGCCAAGTAAAAGTTAGATATCAGGGAGGGATCTTTGCACAGACCACTTCAAGCACGCCGATAACTGGAACGATTACTGAAACCTCGGTGATCTCAACTGGTGTTGGGACTCTTACTGTACCTGCGAATGGCTTCGCGGTCGGCGACAGCTTTGGAGTTTCAGTCGGGGGAGTGATCTCGTCGGCAAATGGTGAGACTGTTAGAATTAGAATAAAATCAGGCTCAGTATTACTTGCAGACACCGGCACAGTATCTCTACCCGCACTATCCGGTAGATTTTGGTCCCTACAAGTACAGTTTACAATAAGAGCCATTGGAGCAGCAGGAGTTGCTTCCATCGCGGCAAACGGAATGTTTTCATTCTCTTCTTCTGGATTCGACATACTTGGCGCTGACTTGGGAGGAGTTGAAAACACTCTCTTTGATACTACTGCCTCAAACACGCTAACGGTTACTGCCCAATGGGGATCGACGAACGCGACGAATAACATCTATTCTAACATATTTGTCGTAAACAAGAACTATTAAAAAGAATATAACTTAGATGAGCAAGAAGATTTTAAGCATTTCTCAACACAAGACAGTATGTAGTACACCAGCTACTCCGGATGCAGGCTACAGTAAGATCTACGTAAAATCAAATGGTTGTTGGTATCGACTTGACGACTCAGGTAACGAGTATCCGTTAGGCGGAGGAGGAGGAGTAATCGATGTGGGGAGCGGACCAAACTCAAGCCTTAGGATAAATAATTGTAATACTGCGAGTTCCAATTATTCGACTGCATTAGGCAGATGTAATAACTCATGTAGTCAATACTCTACGATCAGTGGAGGTTGTAATAATACTGCAGGCTACACATCAACTGTTGGTGGAGGTCGAGGGAATAACGGATTCGGATTAGGTTCGACTATTTCAGGTGGGTGCAATAACGTAAGTGATGGTGCTTCAACATATCCAACTATTGGCGGAGGCTGCGCTAACTCAGTGAATGGAGCCGCATCAGTTGTTGGTGGAGGATGTTTAAACTCTGCATGCGGTTCAGCGTCAGTGATAAGTGGAGGATCCAATAATACGTCTAGTGGATATGTATCAACGTTGGGAGGAGGATTGTGCAACGTTTCATCCTGCACTTATTCAACAATTGGCGGAGGTTACTGTAATCAAGCAACATCGCCATTATCAGTCATCGGCGGCGGAGGCAAAAATTACGTTTCCGGCTGTGGATCAACGATCAGTGGAGGTTACTTCAATAGCTCAAATAACAGCTTCGTAGCAATAGGAGGAGGACGATGTAACACTGCATCTGGATATTTTTCTATAATTAGCGGAGGCGCATCAAACTTCGCATGTTCAATATCGTCACTGGTAAGTAGCGGAAATTTAAACTCAGTCACTGCAATTTACTCCACTGTTATAAATGGCAGTAATAACTCAGCTTCAGGAAATTTCGCACTCGTTGGAGGAGGTAGTAATAATACAGCAAGCGGCAGCTATTCGATAGTCGGAAACGGTTCAATCAATATAGCAAGCGGAAATCACTCAGTTATTGTAGGAGGTTTTTGTAACAATGCAACTAGCGGTTTCGCAACAGTAAGCGGAGGTCGACGAAACACGGCATCCAGTGACTATTCAGTGGTTAGTGGAGGTTGTTGTAATACTGCTTCAGGTTATTCAGCGACTGTGAGCGGGGGTAGAAGAAACGCAACAGCCGCTGTTTGCTCAACAATAAGTGGAGGATATCTTAATAATATCTCGGCAGTAGGTTCGTATTCAGCAATAGGCGGTGGATATAACAACTGCATCACTTCTTCATGTAACGTAATTGCTGGAGGGCACTCGAACGTTTCTTCTGGAGCAAGATCAGTCGTTGGGGGAGGGACGGTAAATACTGCTAGTGCCAACACTGCGACTGTTAGTGGGGGGAGACAAAACACTGCAAGTGGATCTGATTCAACAGTCGGCGGAGGGTTAGGAAACTCATCGACTCAACCGTACGCAGCAATTAGCGGAGGATACTGTAATGTTGCGAGTGGAGCTAGTTCAACCATTAGCGGAGGATACCGTAATACTGCGTCAGGCGCATCTGCAGGCATAGTCAGCGGCCAGTACAACTCAGCACAATGCGTGTCGACGCTTGTTGGAGGCCAATGCAATACTGCATGTCATGATTATGCTATCGTGCTTGGATGTGGACTCACATCAAACAGAGCGGCAGCAACATTCGTGAACCAGCTCTCCATCGTGAACCTACCAAGCTCTAGTGCAGGACTTCCATCCGGTGCATTATGGTATGATTCAGCAGACAGCTGCACAGTTAAATTCGTTCCATAGATAAATAATAAAAAAGATTTTAATAGATGTACGGATCGGGAATACAGATACCTAGGATTGCTTTTTCAACAGTAGACTACGCACAGATTCCAGCAAACAGCTTTTTCTTTGGTTTTGACTTGGATAATGCTGGTGCCCTTTCAAAAATGGACAACACAGGAGCAGTCACTGTGATCGAAGGAGCAGGTGGCGGAGGAGTAGTTGATACTGGTTCAGGCACCTATTCAACTTATAGGATATGCACAAGTAATAATGCGTCTGGCCCATACTCAACAGCCTTCGGCTATGCTAATAGTGCTAGTGGGTATGGAGCGACTGTCTCGGGAGGATATAATAATACTGTAAGCTCTGATCTCTCTACGGTTTCCGGAGGATATGGAAACACCTCAAGCGGGTACTATTCAGTGGTCGGTGGAGGTGCATACAACACGGCGCTATCTGACTATTCAACATCTAGTGGAGGTTATGGAAACTCAGCAGCCAATCTCGCAGCGACTGTCTCTGGTGGATACGGTAATTCAGCGACCGGTGCAGGAGCGACAATTTCCGGCGGAGTCGCTAACACGACAAGCGGATACTATTCAGTAATCGGCGGAGGAGCGTTTAACTCAATACAGTGTCAGTATTCAGTGATCGGCGGAGGATTCAATAACACTGCGTCTGGTTACAACGGTGCAACAATTGGTGGTGGAATAAACAACACTGCGTCTGGGTATAATCCATCAACTGTTGGAGGAGGATTCAGCAATACTGCGAGCGGAGGCTATTCAACGGTCAGCGGAGGTTATTTCAATACTTCTTCCGCTTATTACTCAACAGTCAGTGGAGGTTACGGTAATGTTGCGAGCGGAAGCTATTCAACAGTCAGTGGAGGATATGATAATGCAGCGTGTGCCCAGTGTTCAACAGTGAGCGGCGGAGCGAATAACATAGTCCGAGGTTGCGGGTCAGCAGTAGTCGGAGGAGTTGACAATACATTAGGGTCTTGTGCAAGTTGTTCAATCATTGGTGGAGGTTGTTTCAATACGGTGACTAAAGAATTGTCATTCGTTGGTGGAGGGTTATGCAACTGTTCTTGTAGTACAACTTCAGTGATCAGCGGAGGAGCTTTTAATACAACGTGTGGAGACTATTCAACAGTCAGTGGAGGATACGGAAACTTCGCTGACTCATTATATGGAGCAATTCTTGGAGGACAGTGTAATAATACTTGCAGCTTTGCCTGTGCAACAATAGTCGGCTCAAATATTTGCGCAGTAGCCAACTGTACTCTGCATGCAAACTGTCTCTGGTTAAAGGATCTTCCTGACGATTCCGCTTTACCGTTACCTGCAGGAACAGTTTACTCGTGCACGGCTGAGGGAGGAAGGCTTTACATAGCATAAAAATAGAGAAAAAGAAATGGCGATAAAATTTGACTGTTTAAACATAATAGCTTTTAATACTCAAAGTAAAAAAGCTCAACCTAAAGCTGAGCCTAAACCAGAACCTGCGACCACCTACTCGGGTCGATTAAAATATGTGATTATTGACGACGTTAATTTAACGACTGATATCTCAATATCAGAAATGCAGTATGATGAGTTAGGTTTTGCAGAAGTGTATTCTTCCCTTCAGCAATACGTATCTTCAAAGACTGAACAGGTCTCTCCTACTCTAGGTTCCATTTATTTTACTCCAACCACTGTGACTTTTAGATTACCGAAGACTCTGGAAAAAGTTCAAAGCAGTCCTAATCTTAGGGGAAACAATTCTAATTGGAATAAGGTGACCTTTAATACGATTGGGGATGGTTTTGAGGGAACTGTGACGGATTTCTTTAATAACGTTGATAAGTTAGCTAGACAACAAGAAACTACTGTCTAATAAAAATATAAAAACATGTTTAATACTATTCACATTTTCGGATACGGTGAGACTCAAATCATCGGAAGTGAGCTTAACTTAAAAATAAGTTCCTCTACTCTAACTACACTAACTCCTTTTGTAGATCACATAAAGAGCCTACGTCCTAGCGATGTGCTTGAATCAGACTATCACGTGATTCACGTATTCAATGAAGCAAAGGTAATGTACTTGTCTCAGTCAGAATCGCAAGAAGAAAAGAGAACCTTTACTATTGACTTTGACCAGATCGACACGAGTATCTTGGAAAGCCTGATTCAGGAACTGTACTCTGCTACCATCAGTTAATAATACTTAAACTCATCGTAGAACCACTTGTAATTGGTCTTGATCCAGTTACAGACGTTTACTCCAAGCACATCCTTGTAATCGGGCTTGAGTGGCGAGATCTTTGTGCGAATCTTATGGTCGCCATAGATACCGTATACTGAGTCGTCTTCAGCGGTTATCTGTTCAACGTTATCAAAGTCATGAGAGAATTCAGGAACTCCCAAGTACTGATAGATCCTTTTCATTTCCCTTTGGGGATTTTCAGTCAGGTCTTCGTACTTGACAAAAAGCATCTTCTTGTCGATTCCCTCCTTGAATATCTGATAGAGCCTCTCTATCGCAAGACCTACTGGCTGGCCCTGTGCCCATACGTCAATCCTCTTCTCAGTGGTTGTACCAGTCATCTTTGAGTGATCGACTATTCCAGAATCCATGTGCTGGTTCTTGCGAAAGTTCTTCTCCATTGAGGCAAAGATTCCGCGAAGGTCCCTGACCATGCAGACGATCTTGGGGTCTGGATAGAACTCATTAAGAAATCCATAGTGGATTCCCCAACCTCTACTCTTATCCATGACATACGGTCGGTCGGTGATCGCGTTGAAGAATCCATGTACCCCGTCGTGACAGAATCGAGTAAATCCTGCTCTCATCAGGGATGAGTCCTGTGCCTTAAACTCAGGAGAATTAGTGTAATTGTTTCTGGCCGCATACACTAACTCCAGGACTCCCGAAGTGGGCGTGACATAGAAGTCAGGATTCTGGCCCAGGACGTTTTGTAAGAGAGTTGATCCTGCTCTTGGCAGGGACGATTGAAAGAATATCTGTTTCATATTATGTTTGATGAGTAACTTTTGTTTTGTATTACTTGATTGAAAGGCTGGATTATCCTGATCCTGTACTTGCCTATGTTAGTATGATTGTAACTCATGTGCTGTATCACCTTTGCGTAGAAATTGTCTATTTCCATTCCTGAATGAGCTCCCATCTCTAAGATATCGTCGTATAAGTTTGCAGTCACTCCATACGCATGAGCACAGACTATCTGATTCCTAAAGAAGGGTTCAATCAACCCACCGAAATAGAGCATGTCCCAATCATTAAGGATCTCCTGGTTTATTGTGAGTAATTCACTAGGGTCGATCAGGAATTCAACGTCGTCTTCAAGTATTAAGACTCGCTGATATCCTTGATTCTTAGCATACTGAATAGCATTGAGATGAGATTGTCTACAACCTAGCTGGCCCTTGATGTACTTTTCATCGTCCTTTATGAAATTACGATAACTTATCGGTTGAGGTAGAGATATCAAGTCACTTCCTGCGATCCTTTGAAAGTTCGTGATTCCAAACTTTTCAAACTGCTTGAGCATGCCATGATCACGAGAAACGTCCTTATCCATGTTGATATAGAGTATCTTGTCAAAGTACTCATTAATGTTTACTGGACGATAGGTAAAATCCATTAGGTTAAGGCAATTGAGTTTAATACGTCTGATTCATCAAACACGTTCAAGTCAAGTAGAGGACACTCATGTAAGGTTCCATGGAAGTTGTAATCAAACAGATAACTGTCTGGTAGCTTAACTGTGTCAGGTAGTGTTGCTGTTATATTGTTATGTAAAGACCAACCAAAGGTCTTAGGACTCGTTCCAACCCAAAGAACAGTAGAAGGTGCTCCCAAAGCCGCAGCTGCATGCTGAAGGCACGAATCTATCAAGACTCTCTTTGATGAAAAGAGAAGCATTGAAAGAAATTCCATGTTAGACATAGGTTCAATGACTGCCTCAGCTCCTTCGATCGCTTGTTCAGGAAGACGACACACCTGTAAGATGTGATAGTCATTTGAAAAAGTCCTAACTATTTTCTCTGCTATGTCATGCGGCATGTCTCTAGTCCAGGAATAGGGATAAGGCTGATCCTTGAGAGGGCCGCCGTTTGTTTGAAGCACCATGATGGGTTTAGTTCTGGACCATTTTCTAAATCCATACTGTCTCTGTCTAACATTGAAGAGAAGCTCAGGAGTCTCTCCAGAATAGTCTAACTGATATAACTTACACCAATTCTCGACTAGCGGAAGTTCCTGGTGTATGTGTTCATTCGTAAAGTATGGCTCATGTTTGAATATCATGGTATCCTTGCCCTTAACATAGTCTTGATAAAAGTATGGAGTCATTCCAATTCGATAGACTCTGTCCACGAATGGAAGGTTTAAGAAGACTTCTGGATACGCACATACTACGATGAGCTCCCTATCCGGATGATTATTTTTGATGCACTTTGCAACAGCTGTTGCTGCGATGTGTTTGCCGAGTCCACCTTCTAGGTGAAAGATTGAGTATTTTTCCATTTTTATTTCTTGCTTTTTAGTAGTTTTTCAAGTATTTCATGTCCCTTTGGATCCACTAGATCGTGCCATCCAGTCTCACCTGCGTGTATCTGTCGACGAATCTCTGTTGCTGAGATGTTCGCGATCTGCGAGTCTACTTGGATCTCCTTTACCTCATATCCGACACCTCTTCCGTAATTTACGCTAGCAATATCAGGTATGATGATGATTTTTACTAATGGGTCTCCTTTATAGATTTCCAGCCAAATCTCAGATACTTCTGCTGCAGAGAGAGGATTTTTATCGTCTGGCTCAACATCTCGAATAGCAATTAAGATGGGCTTGCCCTTGCCTAAGTATTCGTTAAAGATGGTCATGTGACCCTTGTGAGGAGACTGATATCTCCCAATAAACATGTTATACGTCATTTTTTCTTTATTTTTTCTAGTCCAAATGGTATCTTGTACCAAATCCTTTCGTGTATGTAGTATGTAAATATCTTGATAAAGAAATCAGCTGTCCCTATCGAAAAACCTATCGTGATGCTCCCGGTAAGAAATGCGGCGATTAACGAAGTTATCGTAGAGGAATAGAAACGGTAAGTTATTGATTTTAAGATGTGTCTAAGTTTAGAGACTCTATTCTTTTCTCGAACCAGAACTATCTTGTTTTTGTCCCAGTGAATGGAATCAACCTCACACGTGATGTGATACTTCTTTCCGACTCCCTCGACTTCATCCTGAGTGGTGTACGCCGCTCCATGAATCTCAAGATCGCTAGCTAGGTGTTCAACACCGTTTATGATGACTCGCCAAAAGAGGCCTGAATCACCAGCATCATGATTATATCGTATCTTGACTAGATGCATCCTCTCAATATTAGGTGAGCCTTAATGATTCGTAGGCAGTCTAACTCGCTTGCCTTAGTATCAATTGGAAGGTAATCATTCACAGGTTCTTCATAATCGCTGACGAAAAAGTTTTCTCTTCCTCTAATGTCGCTCGTTTGTAAGAATATCTCAACTGTTTCTGCAGATTCCTTTAGCTCTTCTCTAAGATCTAGATAAGGGCTAACTAGTGCAAGAATAGGAGTAAACCCCTTAGCGTCCAAGAATCTAGCGATATTGTAAGCATTAGTAAGGTTTCGACGACGTCCCTCTTGGCTATAATCCTTATTTTTGAATATTTCTCGCATCTCATCTCCATCGATTATCATGGGATTAGGAACGATTTTTGCGATCTCTGCCGCAAGGGTAGACTTTCCAGCACCAGGCTGACCTATAAAATGAATTATCATTAGAAAATAGTTTGTATGTTTTACTACAAACAGAAAGAATAGTTCTTAGTTAAAATCTAATTCTATGTCAAAATCAAAGTAGCTAAATTTAGCATTAAATGTTTTAAAGTCTGGTGTGCTTGAACTGTACGATAACTTGAACCCATCGACTCCCTTTAGGATAGGTCTCTTAAAGATGATAGAGCACACTAAATATCCTTCATTGTCCAATAAGGAGAGTCTCATCGGATCGTAAGTCTGTTGAGGGTTACTAAAATCTAGAAACTTTAGACTGTTTTCAAAAAAGATGAAATAGTTCAAGTATGCATCGGTCATCTTAAAAGTAATGGTGAACTCCTTGGTGAATAGGTCTACTACTTGAGTTGCATTCTTGTATTCTTGTTTCTTACCCAAGATCCTAGTCTGAGAAGCAAGGTCCATGTTCCATCCCGGAAAGTCTATGCTCTGGATTGTTGCAGACATGAAATCACTAATCGAATCATATGGCAATATGAGGCTTTGATAGTACTTCTTGTATTTTTCCTTTACTTCCTCAGTGAAATAGTCTGGAGGAAAGTTGAATATGAAACCGTTTTGTCTTACATTTAATAACATTTTCTATTACTTTTTAGTTGATCTAACCTTTGCCCAAGACTTGCTTGGACTTGCTGCATTTACCCTAGCCATTGCCCATTGATGAGAAGTCATTCCTTTCCTAGATCCTGAAGAATAGTACGCACCCAGTCCTTTAATGTATTCTCTTTTCAAGTCAGAAAAAGAATAGCCTTTCTTGGTAGCGACTGCTCTAATCTTAGCTAAGGTCTCCTTGCTTAACGTGTTTGATTTTTTAGCCTCATTGACTTTGGAATCCTTACGTGGAGTGTTTTTAAAGCCAGGTTTTTCACGCTCAGCCTTTTCCATTTCATCCCTAAGTCTATATGCTTCTTCTTTGTTACCAGACTTAAGTAGATCTTGTGCTTTGTCTAGTTTCTTGGCACGCGTACTCCCCTTCGGAGCTTTATATTGGGCAGGATGAGGTTTGCTCTTTTTGCTTTCATTGAGCCACTGATTAAAAGTAAAAATGGAATTATTCTTGTCCATACTTTTTAATTATTTTTCTTTTTATTTATGAATTGAGAGTAAGACAAGACTTGTGACTCGTTCATCTTTTTAGGCAAACTTTCCTCCTTTATGATAAGTTCTCCCAATACTTCTAATCTTCCCATCTCAGTCTGAAAATCTATTTGAGACATGGAAGTAGATATTTTGTCGTAAGTTTTCTTAAATTCTTTTTTGGCCTCAACTAAATCAAACTTACCGGCTGCCGCTCTCTTGTAATAAGGAAGCTTTACATTGAAATGGTGCCAGGTTAACATTGCAAGTCCTCCTTTTCTCTTAGCGTTATCTACGATTTTTTCCGCTCCCGCTTCTCTAGTGTCTGCGAATTCAGAAAACTTGTCCATTGTTTGCTTTGCCTTATTTCCGTGCTTCTCTATCGTTTCATTTATCGAATTCATAACTCTTTACTATTTTTACTTTTAATTCGCCTGTTCCTTTTATCACTCGATGCCACTCTCCCCTAGCAATAAAGACTGCTGAATTCAAGCTTTGAGGTAACCTATTCTCTAACTGTATCTTCCAGTCAGTAGGTTGAATTGAGACTACCATTCGATCCTCATCATCGCGGTGCCATTGGAGATTGATAGGATCGATAGATTCGTCAAAAGTCCTAATCACATAATCGATATTCTCAACCTCTCTATAAATCATCACCAGAATCCAGGATATGTTTTACCTCCCCATAGGTGAGCGTATCTGTTTATTCGACATGCCCAATAACCGGCTTTCGTCCGGTCCTTCTTCTCAGCACAATTATGTCTCGCGGCAAATGACTTTCTAGCCTTGGGATTGGAAACCTTTGCGTTGAGTCCAGGGTCTCCGAACTGAATCTTCTTAATGTTTCCGGTTTGTGGATTTCTAACGTATACTACGTATTTTTTAGAGCCTCCCCTAGTTGGGTATCCAAGCTTAGGTTTTTTCTCTTCATTGATATCTAATTCCTCTAACGGAAGGTCTAATGAAACTTCTTGCCCTTGATAGAAACCAGTCTTACCAAGGTCAGTCGTCTCCAATAGAAGACGGTCGACTCCTTCGACTAGCAGAGATCCACTAAAGTAAAGGCTCCTAGCTTCTGCTAAGATCTCAAGGTGAGCTTTGCTTCCAGGTCGATACACTGACTCTGTGATGCTGTATCCCCTGCTTATGTGATAGTCTAGACCCTCAGAGATTGCCTGATGACCTAAAAACTGTGAGTAACTCTTTATTCTAGCTTCCATACTTAATTATTTATTCGCTTGGCGGAAAGTCCCGATCTATCCACACGTCATCGAGAGTTGATCCAGTAAGACCGGAGTTCTCTCTTAAGTTTATTTGTTTAATCGTATTGCCTTTATAGAAAGTAGAGTGATCGTCAAAGCTAGGAAAGTAGGTCTCCATTTGAAGGTCAAGAGAGATGGATACGATGTTTGAATCAGTATAGGTAAAGCTATAAGTCTTTTGGAACTGAGCAGTCTCAGGAAAAGTCACCTGTGCTGGAATTCGGATTCCTCTAAACTGAAAGTATCTTACCTGATTCTTATAATAAAAATCAAAGATCTTTTCCATGATCTTAAAGGTCTTATTGATGTTATCGCTCTCTATCTTTATTGAAAAGCTCAAAGCCATCGGTAACGTAAAGAGCCTAGACGAAAAAGCTTTTAGTTGCTTTTGATCATTCTCGTCCCTTACTTCCTGATTGAAGCTTCCTCGAACGAACTTGTTTGTAATATCGCTTGACTTTATCTGAAATCCGCCTAATGTGACTATTCCCCTGGGCATCTGTTCATAGTTACCCTCAGCATGACTAGGACACTTACAGTCTCCAGGTATCTCAAGAAAAAAGTCTTTCATGAATCCTTCGTCTCCTCCGAAATTATAGAAGAATGGAACCTCATGATAGGTGACTTCGTCGTTTCTCTTTAAGCTAATTATGACTTCTCTATTGAGTAGGTCAAGCAGTGACAGGGTAGCATTTCTTAAGAATATGTCCTGTACGTTCTCGTTTCGTATGTTTTCGTTCTTTGAGATCTTCATTATTTTTATCTGTTTTTAGCGATGTACGGCAGGTTCGTTTGAGGTCTGCAGTTATCGATTAGGATCAACATTGACTCGTCCTTTAGGAATTGCTGACTTAGTATAAACTCGTGTTCTTCTTCCCTAAGCATGGTGTTGAAAAGACGCAAGTTCGTGATCAGGAGCAGGGAGTTCTGTAACACATAGTTTTGGTCTAGATCAAACGTCTCTTGAGATAAGGATGATGTCGCACCAAATATCTTATTAAAATCACTGTGATTTATGATGTCGCTTGGATCTTCAGTGATTCGATAAACATAGGTTCCTATCTGTAAGAACTCGTTAGATATGGAAACCACCATTGCGTGCCACGTGCCGCTAATAAAGTTGTTGATTGTGTATATCTTGTTCTGACCGTTTATCTCAATCAACAGGATAAGATCTCCCTCAGGATTAGAAAGGTTGTAACGATTAAAGCTTCCTGTTATTCTTAGCCCTGCTTGTAATTCATTGTCGTATCCATTGATAAAGCTAACGATATCCGCAGATGTAGGCACGTTAAAGAGACAAGTGAACGAAAGGTTTTTAATGTTTGTCGTATTGAACTTTGGAGTGGCGTTATAAATCACAGCAGACTCCCTTACCCTAAACGTAGTGATCGTGTCTGGACCTAACGTATCAGTTAGGACGTCCCGCTGATCATTGAATCTCATGTCTCGATATGCCTCTATCCTAATGTACCTATTGGGTTCAGACTGTCCGATGTTATTTGGAATATAATCGAATGGTCCCCTTATTCTGCAGTACCTCATGCTGGTTCCTCGAATGTTCTTGTCATTAGTGATGAGTCCTCCATTCTTCCAAGTAGCATAGAGATCGCTACCCTCATACGCAAGTATCACGTCATTTTGAGGAGGCGGAACCTTGTCTAAGCTAGGTAAACTTGCAACGTATTGGCTAGTTGAGGTGACTGGAGAAGCAGGAGTCAAAGCAACAGTTATGTCTGTGCTGGGAACTCCTCCAAGATCATAATAGTTTTCTATTAAGGGTGCAAAATTGTAAGTATATTTCAAAGGTCTTAGCGTTGTGTCAGGATGAATCGCCTTTCGGGAAGGATCAAAGGTCGTTGTTATCTTTGAATACTGCTCAGGCATTGTGCCGTCCTTAATATCTTTCTCTACTTCAGGTCCAAATAGCTGCTCTGCTGAGAGAATCACGTTATCCAAGAAGGTACGAGTCTCATCAGTAAGGAGCATATCGATGTTTGGATTGTACTTCTTAAGCTGAATCTTCCAATAACTAGGAGTCATCATGAAGCTGCGAAAGAGGTAAGATCCCTGGATCTCAAACATCCTATTAAGCAGAGGAAAGTAGAGAAAGTCTCTCTTCCTAGGCTCAGACTCGCTTCCAAAGATTGATTGAAAGTATTTGTGATCTACATGAATCTCAAATGGCATCTGAAAGTCTATGCCAAATTCTGTGTATTTAGGCACGTTATCAGGAAAGGTATTACCTGGCACTAAAACCTTTATACATTTGCGATCCACGTTTTTGTAGAGAGTCCATTCCTTAAAGACATAGTCACCGCTATCTGATTCAGGAACAGTCCTAAAATAAACTACTTGATGGCCGTATAGCTGATTAGTAAAGAATGAGAGCTCATTATAGAGTCCAATTGCGCTATCCACGTTGTATGGCCTAAAACTCGGATCCCTGTTTGTAATGATTGATGTGCATTTCTCATCTGAACATTGGGTCACAGGACAGTAGGTATTCGCAACGTTTCCTGCCTGCTTAAACCTTAGTTTCACTTCGTTTACCTGAATGACGGTCGGCATCTCATTAGAAGTGCCGTCGTCGTACTCATATTTCACCTCGAAATAGAACTGATCGTTTGCGTCTAAATAGATTCCTGCAGCGTCCCCTAAGTTACCTGGAGAGACCTCATACCATAGTGACCAGTCTAACTTGTTCCTGGAATATCTAAAGTATCTCTTGAGATTAGTAAGATCGATCGCTTCTGGTGAAGTAAACATAAGATCTTCTAGGAAGTCTGTGAACTCAGTGATTCCTGTCACAGGCTCAGTCGTTGAAAATATCCTAAAATTCTTACTAAAAGTCAGCGAGTTTTTCTGGGGATCTATCAGTAATTTGACAGTAGTCTTAATCATTGAGAAGCTTTTTCTTTAGTTTATTTATTTGATTTTTTACACTAAACTTGGAATCGTGCTTCAGTGAAATAAATAATAAAAAGAGCATTAAGCTTTGAAAGAAAAACAGATACTCGATCCTCTATGGATAACTAAGGGCAGTTATCTAGATCCAGAATACTTTAGCTACATACTCTTGGCAGCAAGCCAAAAGTACAGAAAGGATCTTGAAGAAGGAGACCTTCGCTACTTTTATGAGCTCTTCTTTCATAGCTTGAACCTAAATAACTTGGCGATAGACGGTAGCTTATTTGATTCAAAGCTTCATCCCATCTGGCAGAACGAAAGATTGAATGCAATAAAGAAAGAATTACGACAGATCTTTGAGAGAAAGACGGAGGTCGTTGAGATATTTAGAAATGCAAATTACGTCTTCTTAAACCTGATCCTAGAATACATGGATCAGCAGCTAGCCGCTTTTGACTTAATGGAGATCTTTTATATGAATGAGATGATTCATGAACAACAGGAGATATTCATAGTGATGAATGAGGTCGGAAGCAAGCAATACTCGATTTGGTGCGTGAAAGAAGACTTTACTAAGGATTATGGAGTCTCATTTAGAAAAGTAAAAACGATCGTCCTTGATGAGATCAAGGAAAACGCTCTCAAAGAAAAGTTGAGTGAGATGAATCACCCGACCTTAAATAGAATGAAGGACAAGAAGAATGTCGTTTTTGCAATAACTGAAGAAGTCGATCAAAAAATTGCGGCAAATGTCGTGAAAGACACAATTTTGCTAAACAAGGGGATTGCTAAGGGAATAGCCTTTGAGACAAACATCATCGCTGAGCTTCAGGCTCTACTTGTTGTTGAGAACCTGATGCCCTTTACTCTTTCTCAATGGATCGATTAGATCGAATCAATCACTGTGAGTCCAAATGCTTCTAGCTTTTCCTTAGTTAGCGCGTAGGCAACCTCATAAACATTACCAGTTAATGTGAATGCTGAATCATCAGTCTTTCCTACTCTAGAATAAACCTGCTGACTTGTCACAGTCTTGGTAGGATCAGCCAGTCTAGCCTCCTCATTTAAGTATAAGTTTAAGAATGCATTTATTGTGCCGCTCTTTGAAACCTTTACTGTTTCGATGTTTACATAGGCATCAGATGTTGTGCCTCCGTCTGTGTAAATTTCACTAGTTATCTTTAGTCCCATTTTATTTTATTTTTTATTATTATGCAATCACGTACGAGAATGTGAACCACTGGGTGCCATCACCGATGCCTATTGCTGAGTCATCTGCCTTTTTTATTTCTACTTGAGTTGCGTTTTTATATCCTACTTTACAAGCGGTATTTCCAACATTAAATGAAGCTACTCCCCAAGCCTGATTAGGAGCGATCGTTCCAAGAGGAATATTGATTGTTGGATTTCCACCGGCAATAGTTTTTCCAGTACAAGTGACAACGTCTCCTACTCTAGTAAATGTATAATCAGAGTTAGCCTCATCATATCTACCGCTTATGAATTGATTACTGCCACTAAATTGGTTTGGATCTCTAGCATTAAGGTATAGATGAGGATGATCATTGATTGTAAGCTTTCCATCTAATATATTCTCATCAGCGTCTCTTACCCAAATACCGTATGCTTTGTTCACAGCAGTCGCTCCTGCATAGTCAACATATACTCCATAAACATCGCCGGCTGTATTGTTTCCAGTAAACTTAAAGTTATATCCCCAAAGGCTAGAATTGGCAGTAACTCCCGGGCCAATTTCTACCCAGTTGGAAAGCACCCATCCATCAAAGGTTGTGGTATCGCCACCAATACCAAATTTTTGCCAGTGACCCACAAAGTCTGAATGAAAGGTAGTAGATTCTCCAACGCCAGTCGCTCCTATGAGTTGAGAGGTGACCCATCCCCCATTGATGTCATTTGTTCCGCTGAGTCTAATTCTATTACAGTTAACTGCTTGTAAATCAACTGAATCTAAATCAGTAGTATCGATTAGGATCTCATCAGCGAGCGCAACGGTGTCTAACCACTTTCTATTCAATCGTATTTTTGGAGCACCAGTTGGAGAGCTTTGTGTGATTCCTTCCAGCTTAGTTTCAATGATTGTCAATGGATCAGGAGCACTGGTGAGTACCATATTAGGATCAGAGAATCTTACCTTTATTGGGCCGTCTACCGCTAGTCCCTGACCGCGATCGATGTATACTCCTCCCTGACCCACGTTTATTGAGTTCCCGACCTCTAATGATTCTCCAACGTATGCGTTTTTGAATACTTTGATCTCATTAGATCTTATCATAGACAGGTCGGCATTTGCAGAAACTATTCCGTCAACTTCAAACACAGAAATACCTCCAATCGTTGCAGCATATGAACCTGTTCCGTTTGAGGTGGAAACGTAAATCTTGTTTCCTACCATCGTCATCTTTCCAGCAGCAGTTATCTCACCTCTAGACTCAATTGCGACAGTAAATGGATTTAGGATGTCAGAAATATCGACTGTTGCAAGCATCCCAATTCCGCTCACTTTATTCTCACCTAGCGCATATAAGTAACGATCACTAACTATTATGTCAGTAATATCGATATTTGTGTCCACTTCAAATGAAGAGACTAGAGACAAGTTTTGAGTGTTGTTCACATCAATGTTGTATACATAAACATCATTATCGTAAGAGCAGAATAACCAGGTCCCCAGAGCCTTGAGCTGTGCAGGTTTTTCATTAGCACCACTGGCAACAACAACGGTCCCGCTATTTGAAGCAGGTCGATAAGTTATGTTATAAGGATCATGGATATCAAACTGCTTGATTCGAATGCTGTTTGAGCTCTCAGTAAAAGTAGAAACAAACGCTCTTTCTCCAACTATCTCAAGGTCCAAGTAATTATCATCGTTTCTACCATATGATGTGGGCGAACCGAGACTACATATTACTACAGGATTCGTCGGATCGGAAACATCAATAGCGATTATAGTTGAGTTAAGAGTAGACCATGGAGCGGCAGCCTGTCTCTTATTGATTACGTAAGCAATTGACCCAACTATCTCAACTCGCTGTAAACTGTTTCCTGGAGTATCAATTGATACCGGTACCATAGAATTTCCATTGGAGTCGGCCTCAGCTATGATGAAAGTATTATAATTTCGATTGATACCTACACCTGGTGCACTGCCTGGAGTAGAAGGTCTGACTCTAGTTAGATAGATGTACTTACCAGCAATCTTTGCGTCAGTCACACTAGTTGCGGGAATGTCTTGAAGTACTCCAGAGATTGTGTGGCCATGGTTATCGAATGCAAGTGGAATAAGAAGATTTTGCTCAGAGTCAGTAGTAACCGTATTAAGAACAGTAAGCGCTGAGTCTAGTGCTCTAAGTTGGATTGCACCCTGAGAAGTAGTCAAGTTACTTCCGCCGTATATGTCATTAGGTCCAGCAAAAGTCTGTATTAAGTATTTACCATTGGAGAATATCGAAGTATAATAGCGGTTAGCATTACCTGGATAGCCGACTCCAAACAGCGCCTTAGAGACAAATTCAGCAGGTGTTGTGTGAATCTGCTCAATGTTGCCAGCAGTCTGTACAAGACGGTCATTAAAGAAGAAACCATTTAGTCCGCTTGAAACATCAAATAGAGCAAAATCAGCGTTTCCTGCAGAATAAGGCAGAGTCAATTCATTTTCAAGACCCTCCTTAAGACCAAAGATAAGACCGTTTACTGCAGAAGAAATGCTGATTCCGTCAGGTACGATAGGCGGAACTGCTGACTGTTCAATTAGAGACTCGGCCGATCCTAATCGAATTGTTACCTCAGACTGAATTGTGCTCAGCCCTTCGTCGTTATACTTTGGAACTACAAATTCAAATCTTCCGTTTTGATCAATAGTTGCGATTGAGGTCGATTCTAATTTACTTAAAGAGAATCTTGCAGTATTTAACCAATAGTTAGTACTCGGCAATGGGGTTGATAGGCTAACGTCTTCCTTTAGGAACTTTACCTTTAGATTGTGTCGAATATCACTCATCTCAACTTGACTGGGACTTACTTCTGTGTTTTCGTAGAGTGATCCCATTTCAAGGTGATATCTTCCTTGAATGACAGCTGCGCCTTCACTATGGTTTGAGTAGATGGATAATAGAGAATTGAATAACTCTCCAGGATTTGCTGTAAAATAAAAGTTAGTTAAGCTATTGGAAAGAACGTCCTCATTAAAATTATTTAGAAAAAGCGTATCGTTATTTGAAGTATTTAGAGTTCCTAAATTCACATCAAGCTGTGTCTCTAAATAAGTCTCTCCACGACGATTAAAGGTAATGAACCGATCATCACTCGGACTACTTAAACCTATTCCTCTCTTAAAAGGAGAAGAAGTGGTTGAAAGATAATTATTAACTAATGTGGATATGCTGGTGACTAGTGACCAGGTATCAGTCGCTAGATCGTATTGCCACACATCAAATGATAAAGAATCTAAGTAGAGATCATTATCGATAAGATCGATGAATCCAGTAAGAGTATTTGGATCTCCTGCATCCACAAACCAAGTAGATCCTCGTAAGCCAGCAGGTCCGCCTAGGCCAGTCGGCCCAGCTGGGCCCTGTATTCCTGAAAGTCCCTGTATCCCAGGATCCCCTACTCCTAACTCCAATAACTTATTGAAATTAAAATTGACTTTGTCAACTGTGATTTCCTGTGAATCTGAAGGAAAGATCTCCTTTAAGTTTACTCTAATTGGCATCTCTAGATGAATTTAATTTTTATCTTTGGACTGATTGACAATCCTTTTCCAGGTTTTTTACTGAAATTGAATTTTAACACCAATCTTTCTCTTTTATTTATTTGCAAAGCCTTTAGTAGATCGTAGCCTTGAGTAAAGCGTTGTTGATCATTTAAAAAGACAAACTCTATCGTATTTGGATTGGTCTGCGACTGTGTGATCGTTGACACTAGTGATGCGTTTTCCTTGAAGAAAAAAGCATTTTCATAGATCTCGTAAAGCTTAAGAATATTTGCATCGGTGTATGCTCTAACATAATCTTCGATAGAATTAAAGTTTCCGATATACTCGTTAGAGTTTATGAGGAATTCATTAAACTTAGCTGAGATTCCGTCCTCAATAAAGTATCGAGTTAAAGCGTTACTCACATTGATATAGCCTTCTACTTGTATTGGAGTCTCCTTCACCACCATCTCTACTTGATCAATGTCTATTGTTGAGAGATCTGCGTTCTCCGCTACATTTACTACTTGAAAGTTTTCAAGCTCAATGAATTCAGGTAGAGTTATTAACTTTGAGACAAATGATTCGTCCTCTTCTACTCTAAGAGCACCGGATACTGGAGAATACTGATTCTTATTTGAATATCTAAAATGGAACCCCCAATCCCAGTTTCCTCTAAGCAAGAAGTAATCAGCT